CTGCAGGCAACACCAACTGGGTTCAGTGGTGCGGCAACGTGCAACAGTGGAACCCCCACTTCGGATGGTCCTCGGGTTGCACCTCTGGCAAACGGATCGGAACCAAACTCCGCACCGCACGGGGGACCTTCAAGGCAATGGCATCCCCCCTCCCCTAACCCCTTCGGGGGGATTCCCAGATCCCCCCTTCCCATGGTACAATTTACAAGCACACACGCACCGCACACCATGACCACCGCAACCGCAACCGCACCCGTGACCCGCACCTTCACCGTTGCCGAATCGAGTGCAATCCAGAACCTGCACATCGAGCAGGAAGGTTATGTCGAAGTGATTTTCCAAAACAACACAAACCGCGCATACGGTTTCAATAGCAACCCCGAGTTCTGTGCTGATCTCATCGACGTGATCTCCTACACTGATCTGCGTGGTGAATCTCTGGGTCGTATCATTGCTCAAGCACGACGCAATGGCAACCTGGAACCTATCACTGAGGAGATCTGAGTAAGGTATACCGGGGAGGACACAGTTCCTCCCCTTTCTTATACCTATCAGTGGTTCTTATGGGTATACCGAAGCAGTGATAAGCATTCGTGATCGATCAGCAGTCCTTATCGGTCGTTCGTGATCGATTAGCAGTCCTTATCGGTGCCGACCGGTGCCGGTCCCGACCGTAGCTAAAATTGATGGGTCCCTGTAACCTACAAATCTTGATAAACGGTCGATATATATCAATCTCTATATTATTTTCAAAATGGTTTACGGTCGATATAAAAAATTTCCCCGTGGTAAAAATTCTCCCAAAACCCCCTATTGGAATATCTACCGAGCAGTGTTAGCTGGATGGTTAATAAGATACCCAGCACAAATGCTAAGGATCTCCGCAGTCTTATTGGGTCTCATAATCCTCGGACCACCCTCAATAAAACTCATAAGTTTTCTGGTGTTTCTTATGATAGTACTTCTAAGGTACACACATAAATAACCCAGTGAGGGAAAAAACAAGATTCATGTGTGATACTAAAATATATCATATTTACTTAAAAGATAAATGTGTATATCACAGTTTGCCTGAAGAAGAATTTCACAAAAGCTGGAGTACACTAAACTATCTCACAGAATTTCTTGGAGGTGATTATAAAGTCACTGACTTATCTTATGAGGAACTTGTGGTCAATAAGAAAATAATATTAGAATCTTCTCATTGACTTGACTATCATATAAAAATACTTTAAAATCTAAATTGAACATTGAGACTATTATGGCAAAAGGATTCACTGTAAAGGCAAAACCACCAACTGCAAAAGGATCAGAAGAGTTTGAGTGGGACTACGAAAAGATCAAAGCCCGAATGAGGGGGAAGCGCATTGTAATTTGCCTCCCAGGTAGGGGATGCTCATATGCTTTCTTGCAGAATTTTGTGAGATTGGTATTTGACATTTATGGAAATGGAATGAGTTTGCAAATTTGTCAAGATTATTCGTCTATGGTTAATTTTGCAAGATGCAAGTGTCTTGGAGCAAACGTTCTGAGAGGACCTAATCAAATTCCGTGGGATGGAAAACTTCCTTATGACTATCAACTGTGGATTGATAGTGATATTCTGTTCTCTCCAGAGAAATTCTGGCAACTGTGTGACTTAGCATTCCCCGAAAGTGCTCTTCAGACTCAAGTTGTATGGAAAGATTCGGAAGGCAACAACGTTCCCGAAGGAACCGAAGGAGCACAGCAAGTTGTGACCGCAGTAACAATTGAAGAGTATAGAAGAAAGCTTCCTGATGGTAACGTCGGAGACTTATGTGATCCTGAAGATTCTGATGCGGTCTTAGTTCATAAGTCATTCTTGCCAGACCCAGAGAAGGATCATCCCATTTCGTCTGGATGGTATTGCACAGAAGATGGTCGTACCACTTCAGTTGCTCACTGGTTAGAAGAAGATGATTTCCGTAAGAACAACGGAGTCATGGACCACGAAAACATTGAGAGCATCTCAAAGCGTAAGAAGCCATTCACAGTTGACTACACTGGATTTGGTTGGGTGATGATTAAGAACGGTGTATTTGAGCATGAGGAAATGAAGTATCCTTGGTTTGCTCCTCAGATGCAAGTATTTGAATCAGGTGAAGTACAAGATATGTGCGGAGAAGATGTCTCATTCTGTCTTGATGCAAAAGCAGCAGGATTTGAAATTTGGTGTGACCCTCGCATCCGTGTTGGACACGAAAAAACCAGAGTTCTTTGATATCATATGAGTAAGTTTAATATCCTTTATAAGGGTCGAATCATTCACAAAGACCTTTCCTATGAACAATCTACAGAAGTCCTTGACGAACTGGCAGAAAAGTTTTATAATGAGGGAGAGTTTGATCCAGAATTTCTTGAATTGGAGGCAATTGACTAATGGCTGCTGTTAAAAAATCACTAATCGGCACAGTGTTCTTGGAATCTACACCCAAGAAAACTCTACAAGGTGCAGGGAAAAATACCAAGTATGCTGCAACAAGTAGAAATAGGGCAAGAAAAAAGTATAGGGGACAAGGAAAATAATTACAAAGTTACAGGGGGCAACCCCTGTTTTTTTGTGTCCTTATGAGAATTGTAAAATCTTATGAGATCTTATTAAATCTTATTGAAAGTACCTCGCTTCGCGTTACTCTCTATTAAATACTTCTATACCCGAATATCTCTCTATGACTAAAAAAGAAGATATTTTAAAATGGATTGAAGATGTTTCTCAATTAAAACCAGAACTTGGAGGATTTTCTATTTGCCCCTTTGCAAAACAAGCAAAATTTGAGATCATTGAATGCAATGCAAGTGATATTAAACCCATTTCGGGGTATCAAGTGGTCATTTATATCATAGAAGACGACTTGACTCTTGAAAAAGTGCAATCTTGGGTTCAAATATATAATGAAGAGTACAAAGAGTGGAAATTTTTTGAAGATTGTGCCTCTTATGATACTCATATCAATGGCATTCAAACAAATAATGGCAAATATAACCTCATTTTAGCTCAACCGAAGGAAAAATTAAGGAAATTTCGTGAAGTTTTAGCAAAAACCAACTATTACAACTACTGGTCCAATGATTATTTGAAGGAAATCTTGGAAGAGGATGCAAATTTGCTCGATCAAGGGATAGAAACCCCTTAAAAAGTTCTGATTTTACTAATCAGGAGAAAAAAATGGGCAAAAAGTCAGATCGAGACCCAAATTACATGCACGAAATGTGGGGAACCACCCAATTAGTGACAGATTACCCTCAAGTTTTGCTTCGGGAAGTCGATTTTGAAAAAAATAAGAAAAAATTGAACAAATTTACGACTCAAAATGAAATTCATCAGCAAATTCGCAATGATGATGACTATGATGACTGGGAATATGGAACTGAACCACTATTTGGCTGATAAATAAGGTAAGATTAATTTAAAATAATGCCTGCTGAAAGAATAAGTAAGCCATTTAAGGATTTAAGTCTAACTTTAGGCTTAAATCCTATTACTAAAGATATTTTAACAATTAAAAATGAAATTGCAATAGCAAGATCTGTTAGAAATTTGGTTTTTACTTATCCAGGTGAAAGATTTTTCCAACCAAGACTTGGTTGTGAAATTAGAAGATCATTATTTGAAAATTTTGATGAAACATCGATAGATGTAATTAAAGATGAGATTGAAAGTACTTTAAGATCATATGAACCAAGAATACAGTTAGAAGAAGTTATTGTTGGTGAAGGTAATAATGACTTCGATTCTTTATCTCTAAACGTAACCATAAGATATAGAATAATTGGACAAGATATTGATCCACAAGAACTCACATTCCCAATACAGCCAACAAGATAAATGGCAATAGTAAATTTTTCAAATCTTGATTTTGATCAGATAAAAACAACGATCAAAGATTATTTAAAATCCAATAGTTCATTTACTGACTATGATTTTGAAGGATCGAGTTTATCTGTTTTAATTGATATTCTCGCATACAACACCTATATTACCTCATACAATGCTAATATGATTAGCAATGAGGTATTTTTAGATAGTGCGACACTAAGAGAAAATATTATTGGACTGGCTAGAAATATTGGTTATACTCCAAGATCGGTAAGATCAGCAAGAGTTGCTGTTTCCTTTTCTGTTGATTTGTCGAGCATTCCGGAAAATGAAACAAAACCACTAAGTTTAACTATTCAACCAGGAACTGCAATTAAAAGTAACAGTGCGTTGAATGGAGGAATCACTTTTTCAGTAATGGAACCAATTACGGTTCCAGTTGTTGGAAGTACTGCAATATTCGATCAAATTGAAGTAATTGAAGGAAATTATATTGTAGAGACATTTAAAGTAGATCAAAAAAATCCATCACAAAAATTTATTTTAAATAAACCAAACATTGATA